GTCCGATTTATATATATTTAGGGGGCTATAACAGAAATTTTTAGGGTGAGTATATATACGCGCTCTGCGCTGAGTTTAATAAGGGGTGGCTCAAAGATTCCGCCACCGAGATACCGAACCTGAGAGTTTCCTGAGAACTTCCTGAGAGTTTCCTGAGAATGGGCATTATACCATGACTTCTGAATCTTGTCAAGTAATAAAAGTGTGATTTATGCCATAGAACAAGTGTTCTAATAAATATAGGTGGGTGAACTATCCCCCCATGCCCTTAGCCCCCCATTAGAACAGATGTTCTATGATGTATTTCACACGAGTCGGGCTTGACAATTCCCCCGTGTCATGGTATAATCTTTGCCCTGTGATGGTGTGACCTATCTCACATTTTCTACGGCGTGTCGGAATTGACACTCTAAGGGTTATCCTGTATTATTCGCCTTGTCATCTCAAGAACCCGTCAATGGGCGAAAGACACGACACGCCGAAAGTATCGGCAGACTTGACAAGTTCAAGTAAGTGTGAGATACTTAGGCAGTACAAGTAAATAGGGAGAGATAGTCGGGCAGGATACGCCCCTAGACAAGTCGGGTCGCCCGACGGGATACCGCCTAGATTATCTCCCCCCTACTTGACAAGTACGACAAGATAGTGTAAGATACGCAGTACAACTTAGAGAAGGGAGATAGCAGTGCCGAACCCCTACGCGGGGTCGGGTAGCATAGTACACACGCCACCAACCATAAAGGCTTCACGCCAATGGGGTAAGCGCCACTATAATCTCACGGGAGCACAATGCTCACCTGTGACGATTACAGATAAGCACGGGAATACCCGTACAGTAGCGCCCCTAGTACATGGCAGGGTTGTACGCCTAGCGCGTAGAACTCACAAGGCTATCATGGCAGGGGAGCGCGTACTAACGCCCGACTTGACAGAAGCACAAGAGAGTGCTATACTAGCACAACTACACGCTAACGCGCAACCACGCGCCAAAGCGTTCAACATACACGACAAGTAAGATTAGGTAGCCCCGTCCATAGGGCACGGGTAGTGGTCGGTGCGAGTCCGACACGGGGCACGCGGAAATACCGCAGACTTGACACGCCTTAGGGGGTGTGCTATAATGGACAACATGCTAGAACTTAGCGTGAGTACTTGGGGGATAACTCTCTCAACCGACCCACTCTATTTCAACCTATCATGGGGCTTGACAATAGTGCTAATCGGTGCTATAATTGCCCGTAAGATAGTAAAGATTAGGAGAAGCAAGTGAGCGATAGCGACTACATGCTAGTTCTAACGATAGCAGAAGTAGAAACTCTACGCACTAGCCTACGCAACGAGAGCGGAAGGCTAAAAGCGCAAGGGTTCAATGGGCTTCAAGCCTATGTGGATAAACTACGCGACAAGATTTCCAACATGATGATAGACCAAAGTTACGCCAGACTTGACAACAAGTCAAGCGTATGATAGAATACGGCAACAAGTAAATCACTAGGGGGTGATGATAGTGCCGATAGATGATGAAGATACGCCCGACACAGTATCCTGTGGAGAGTGTAACTCTGAAATAAACACAGACGAATCGTTCACGACAGGCAACGGCGAGATTGTATGCGACCAATGCTTTAGTTCATGCGAGCGTTGCGATTGGTCGGGTACTGATAGCGATTCATGGTACACAGTACAAGATAGGAGATGGTGCGAAAGTTGCTGGGAGAACAACTCGTTCTACTGTGACAGGTGCGAGGAAACCTTTGACGATAACCGCACGGGTAGTTACAATGTAAATGGCTCTCGCTGGTGCGAGTATTGCGCTAGCGATAACGCTTCGTTCTGTGAGGATTGCGACGAGTACTACTCTGATGATGACGAATCGTGTCCATGTGGCGGTGGTGCTGGTAGGATACATCAGTATTCTTACAAGCCTAACCCTGCCTTTCATGGACAAGACCCTAACGGGTTGTACATGGGCTTTGAGTTAGAGATGACTTTCCCTAACATTACTAACAACCTATACAGCATGGCGGTTAGTGGTGTTGAGCCACTAGAGCAAGATAATGTGTGCTATCTCAAGTCAGACGGCTCTATTGAGGGCACGGGCTTTGAGTTAGTGACACACCCACATACGCTTGGCTCGTATGAGCAAGCCACAGATTTATGGAATTACATTGAGCACCTACGCACTAACTACGGAGCTCGCTCATGGGATACCGAGAGTTGTGGGCTACATGTCCATGTGTCCCGTGCTGCGTTCAAGTCGGGTGCTCACACGCATAGGTTCTTATCACTAATCTATAAGAACCCCCGCGAGATGATGAAGTTAGCAGGGCGTAAGAACTCACGCTTCGCTCGCTTTGATGATGTGTACAAGCCCGACGAGTGGGGCTTACCACACTTCTCTTTACAGGAGAAAATACATAGGGGTTATCGCACCGAGCGTTATGGTGCGGTCAATACCAACAATGACTACACACTAGAGTTGCGCTTCTTTCGTGGCAACATGAAGCGCGAGGGCGTTATGACCGCCCTAGAATTGTGCCACGCTTCGGTAGAATATACCCGTGACTTGTCCGTGTCTGATGTAAAGTTAGGCATGCTCAAGTGGGAATGGTTCTACGATTGGGTGTCCGCTAACAACGGGCTATACCCTAACCTATACCTACGCATGTCCAAAGTGCCTAGCGTATCTCTTGACAGCAAGCCACTAATCAACGCCTAAGGGGGGTGTTATGTGTCTATTAGTTGTCTGTAAGCCTAACGCTATACCAAAGCGAGAGGAACTTACAGAAGGCGCATGTAGTAACCCACACGGATACGGGTTCGCCATGATAGTTGACGGAAAGATATTCCGTTATCGTACCATGTCTGCTCGTAAAGCCGTAACAAAGTTTCTACACATGCGCGAGCAATACCCAAAGGGTTATGCTATATGGCATGCCCGTTACGCTACACATGGCGTAAAGAACGAGGATAATTGTCACCCATTCCAAGTGGGTGATGATGTTGATACTGTACTAGCGCACAATGGTGTGCTAGATACTTTCATAGGGAAAGATGACAAGCGTAGTGATACGCGTATCTTCGCAGAGGATACCCTGCCTAAACTTGGTGGGGTTCGCGCTCTGGAAGATGAGAATCTGTACCGCATGATTGAGGGGTGGGCTAGCGGTTCTAAGATAGCCGTGCTCACCGCCAATCCTAACGCTGAGTACCAACTCTATCTCATCAACGAGAGACTCGGTACTTGGGACGACAACGGAGTATGGTGGAGCAACTCAAGTTACAAGCGCACTACCTATACTACCTACAAGGCAGAACCTAAATCAGTAGTAGATACGACTGCGTATGACTACGAATTAGAGCAAGCCTATTACGCTGAGTTGTTAGAACATAACGACAGAGAAGGCTATCTCATCATAGACCAATGCCCTATGTGTGAAGCCTTAGTAGACATAGATGTATCCACAGAGTATTGCCAATACTGTGAGTCATGTATGTCTTGCCAAGCACACTTTATAAATTGTATGTGCTACACACCCAGCTCTGCTAAGCCTAAGCACAAAGAGTTAGACTTTGATAATCAGTGGGTCAGGGTGTATAATAAGTACCAAGATACACTAATCTAAACACCAACTAGGAGAGCAATTACATGACAAAAGAACAACTCGTTGGCTTTGCTGACGAACTACGCGACATCGCTTATCTGCTAGAGCAGAAGGCAGATGAACAAGAGAACTATTACCCACGCGGTACAATTCTCAAAGCACTGCCTACCCAAGCACGCTTCAAGCCTAAGTCTATGTGGGTTTCGCTAGGCTGTGGTAACTATCGCCATCTCAATGGTAAGAAGGGACTCATCACTACACATGACAGACTCGACGGATACACAAGCGTTATCTTCAGCGCCTAATACAGATGTAGCAGTAGCCGAGCCACTAGCAGGTATGCTGGTGGCAGGTTACATTGTGCTCGTCTTTCCTAAAGAAACTTCAGAGCGCTCTGTATTTTACGGAGCATTTGATACAATAGACGACGCTCGCAAGTGGGCGGAGTTGCTGACAGGGTTAGTTGTTATTCAACCCTTCTATACACCAGCTACGAACAGAGGATAACATGAACGGACTATGTTCAACCCACCCCAATCCTGATATGTGGTTTCCTGAAGAGCAACCACTTCAGCGCAAGGGTGGTAGACCAAGCAGGGCTAACCACCAGCGACAGATTGAGAACGCAATCAAAGCGATAGCAATCTGTAGTTACTGCCCTACCCGTGCCCGTTGCCTTGAAGAAGGTATGAAAGAAGAGAACATAGAGCATGGTATCTGGGGTGGTATGCTTGCCGGAGACAGGATAATCTTGTCACGGACACGCAAGACAGGTACAGTTAGAGAGCAGGCAATCAACTTCGCAGAGGGAGTAAAGGCATGGCAAAGCATCTCGTAAGATATGGCATAGTGCTAGCGCTTGTTGCGCTATTCACTGTGGTAATTGTCGAGCCATTGAAACCACCACATCAGTACCCTCATCAGACTACTTGGTCTGTTGATGATAGTAAGGCTTACGCCTACGACCAGCTTGGCGTATGGCGTGACAAGCAGGTAGCATGCCTCAATAAATTGTGGGGTAAAGAATCAGCATGGAACCCTAAAGCATATAATAAAATAAAAGTTAGCGGTCGTAATGCTGGCGGTATACCACAATTACTAGGGCTTGACCCTGACACACCCCCAACCAAGCAAATAGACAGGGGGCTTGAGTATATCTATCACAGATACTCAACCCCTTGTCGTGCTTGGGCACACTTCAAGAAGCATGGGTGGCACTAGTGGGTAAATCACATGGCTCTATCAGAGAGAGAATAAACCTTTGTTCTTCCTGTGGTAAGCCTGTCGTGGACGACAACTACTACACGATAACAACTAGACACAACAGTGGTAAGTACATGTACCACATGGACTCCGCAGCGTGCGCTAACGCAGACGAGCTAGCAAAGGATTGGTATAGACAGAATGACAGAACAAGAACCAAGACATATAACAGAACTAAAACCAGACTACAAGACGGCGATGGATATACGGGGGACACCGACGACAGTGTGCCCGTGTGGCTCAGAGATATGGAACCTTAAGACTATCTTTGATAAAGATGATGGCACGATAGAATTGTACTTTGTAGATATGGAATGCGCTGACTGTGGCACACTAGCTACAGCACCCGTGCCCGAGAATGGTGTACTAGAATGACACCGACATACGAATATAGATGTGGTAAGTGTGACTCACTTACTATACTTTCCCGTGCTATAGATGAACGAGACGAGCCAGTCTCGTGTGTCTGTGGCTTTGAGTCAACAAGAATATACAACGCTCCCGGTATCCAATTCAAGGGTACAGGGTTCTATAAAACAGGAGGATAAATGCTAACGCACGAACTTAATCACGAAGAGATAGCTAGCTTGTTACAGGAACACAAGTATAGTTTCTCTGACATACAAGACCATGCTGACCATTCGGTTGTAATCAGTCGAGATGATTCAGTATACGCATACATAACTACAGTCCCATCTAACTACATAGTATTACCTAAGAGGGCATACGACTTCCTAACAGAGGGAGCCAAGGGATTAGAGTTAACACCAATGTTTATTGTCGGTACCGACGAGGGTATCTATGAGTTCAACCTAGAGTTGCTCGACCTAAAGTGGGAGCGATACACTAGCGATGATGCTAGCTTTGATGATAATGTAGCCGAGCTACACTTATCTGCTGGTACTAGAATACTAGAGTGGTATCCTGAGTTCTCATCGGAGGAAGAGTACTTAGATACCTTACTTGATTCTAGTCTGAACTCATTGGAAGATGTGCCAATGTGGGAAGAGGGAGACCAGTGGTAAAAGATATGGTAAAGGTTATGAAGATAGCCGCATTTTCAGCGGCTGCCTTCGTTACTTTCATTCTAATTCTTGCGGCTCTTCTGGAGTTGCTTCTTCCTTAGCTTCAAAGTCTTCATCGTTGTAAGGTTTACGCCCTCCAAGTTTATTTACGAGGCGCTGAACTGCCCTTTTGTGGCGCATTCTAGCAGCGTCCTCACTACCAAGAGATAGATAGTTGGCTATCTCCTTGAAGTCTAACGACTCAGCATGGCGGAAGAATAAAATCTTTCTATCCTCCTTGGAAAGTTTCCAATATGCTGAGTCTACTTCAAGTAATAGCACCTGAATATTCCCGCCTTCTGATGGGGCAGATGGTCTACCACCAGCACTATTAAGATTCAACTTCGGTGCGATATGAAAGTTACCCATCAGCACAGTAGGTAGTAGCACTTCAACTAAACCAGGTTCATAATAATACAAGTCGCTTACATCATAGCCAACAGTCTTGGCTTTCCACTTCTGACAGTAATCCAACGCTTCATTACGCAAGCTACGATAGATAAGATTCTTAGCATCCTTCTCGCCGATTGCTTCCCAAGTATCCAGTTTATTTGGATGCTCGATGAACCACTTGTATAAGGCTTGCTTGATATCTTCAAGCTCACATATAGGGAACTTCTTGTGGTACTCGGAAGCAACTGCTTCGATTACATATTCCCAGCGTTCGATTCTATTCCAGTTCATGGCTTGTCGTTCTTCCACTTTCTCGTGCCCGTTAGTAAATCTTCTACAGTAATTAGATAACCCTTAGATTTATTCGGTGGTATCTCACACGAAATCTCCCTACCCAATTGCTCAACAGTTTTCTTTAGGATATGAGTCGGCACAATAAATGTGGACTGTTCAAGTACGAACGCCCAGTATGCCGCTTCAGTTACAGATAATCCTGATGGCTCCCATGAGCCTGACTTCATATACCAACACTCAGTCTCAATGTAAATGTTGTTGGTAATCCACCACTTCCTGTCGCGCTTGACCTCTACTGTGCGCCCACCAGTGAGCAACTCTTCAACAAGTTGTTCACCCTTGCGCCCATATCCAAAGTCAATATCGAATGAGGAGTTCTTCGCCATTACTTATCCCACTTATCTCTGAGTACTAGCAACGCAATGATTGCGTAGTTAGCCAAGTCTTTGAATGAATCTTCCAATGACTCGTACTGAGGCTTACTGTTCTTGTCTACAAGATTATTTATGCGAGCAACCTTATCATGAATCCTAACACGAAGTCCGTTGAGAGCACCACCAGGAGCATCAGCAATGTTACGAGGGCCATAATCCCTGTGCTTCGCAAGCAAGACTGACATGAGTTCGTCATATATAATCCTTACATCGTCTTCGAATTGGGATGAATACGGTACGCGTGTTTCTTTGTCAGCAGCGGTACGCTTAGGGTTACTGTTAGGGTATCCGCTTCTGATTTTGTCTGCGTAATGTGGTAGCCCATCCCAGCTAGGTGTTCTATAATCTGCCATATCTCTTCACTCTCCAGCCTTGAATAGTTTATTGAGTTCTCCATCAAAGTCTTCCATCACACTTTCTACTATAATATCCTCAACAGTTTCTCCTATGATATCGGGTTCAGTTTCTGCTGTGAATAAGGTTATGTATGCTGACTGTAGTATTTCAGATACATACTCTTCATCATTTCTATTCTCAAAGAGTGCTCGCAATAGCGAGCCAATCATAAGTCTGTACCCACCAGGTAGGATAAGTGCTGGGTCAAACTCTTGGTCATCTTCAAGCATATGATTTACTGCATCGAATGCATCAGTAAACTTCTGTCCACACTCAGGACACTTAGGTAGCTCGCCATTCTTACGGTCAAACATTTAGTAGTCCCGCTTTCTGGAGTATTGCGTTCGCCCCGTTGCTCGTATAAAATGAGTTAGCGTCTTCTCCGTCGGGGAATTGGACGACAGTAACTGGTAGTTCCCTGGCAAGACTGTTGGCAAATTCTTTTCCTGGCTGGTCGCCATCAGCGAAGACAAATATTCTTTCGAAATCGGCGAGGAGTCTCGTGTAATGTTTCTTCCAACTATTAGCGCCTGGCACACCAACACAAGGAATGCCGACGCAGCTAGACATAGTAAGAGTATCCAACTCACCTTCACATACACCAATGAAATCACCAGCACGCTCAATATCAAGGACATTATACATTTTAGTATCAGCGCCAGTGAGTCCCATGTACTTAGGCTCCACTGCAGGATTGAGCGAACGGAACCGTAAATCCACAACGCCGGTCTTAGTAATGTATGGTATGCTAAGTCTGCCAGTATATATCTCATGTCCCACCTCAGCCTCTACGACTACGCCTAATCGCGCCAGCCGTGCTGTCTCTATTGGAATACCCCTGCTTTTTAGGTAAGCTTCTGCCTGATAAATGTTTTCCTGGTACTTTGCCGTTGCTCGTTCCAGCAATTCTTTCTGCGAATTCTTTTGCATCTCTTACCGTAATTCCTTCTTGTTGAGAAATGATTTGTAAACTATTTCCTTGAACTCCGCATGCAAAGCAGACGAAGACATTGCTGTCAAGGTTGGCGGTACCTGACTGGTGCGTATCTCCGTGGAATGGGCATCGGAGATTAACTTGCCCGTGGTTTCGTCCAACCTGTGCACCGTAGTGGATAAGCACATCTCTAATACTTGGTAAGTCATTCATATCTCTCTCTCATCCACTGTCCTAAATCCTGTATAACCCATGACTTTTCTATGCCATGATTGCGACGCTTCACTACAACAAAGGCTGAAGGTATGGTCGCCAATCCCCTAGCCTTTGCGTAGTTCTTTGCCTCAACCTGCGCTTCGTCCCAAAAGGCAGGCAAGTCTAACTTCTTTCTATTCTTTAACTCCATGATGTATGTCTGACCCTGGAGAAATACATACAAGTCACCCTCATCTTTGGCACCAGCTTTAGTCAAGCGTTCTGCTACTGCCTCGTGTTCACGAAGCCATCGCATTACATCTGTTTCAAACTGTGCACCTTTGCGACCATTAGGGTTAGCCATTAGTATGCGCTCTTATCTTTCTCTAGTATTCGTATTGCCCAGTCAAGTCCGTCTTGTACGCCTTGCGTATAAGCATCCTTAGCTGGCGGTTTGGCATCATCAATCTTCTGTATGCACTTGGCAACATGTCTGAGATATTCAGACTGTGCCATCTCTTTAGCATGAATCTCCAAGTAATCGTCATCCATTATACATTCTCCGGTATGTCATCAACGAACATATATTCAGGGTTGAAAGCAATCCAAGTCATCAGTGCTCCACCTGCGTCAGCCTTGCCATATCTGTTCTTGACAGGGGCCACGCCCATACTTGTTCCCACGACACCGAGGGTGCAAATAAGAGCAGGTAGTTGAGCAACCTTACCTTGAATCGCAGAGCGAGGCTGGCACGGAGTGCCTTGTACAGCCTCAGAAGTATGATGAAGTACAACGACAGCAGCGTTAGTAGCACGAGCAAGGTACTTCAACTCCTTCATAATAGCACGCATAGATGCGAACTCTTCGCCACCATCGGTGGCAACATCCATTAAGTTATCTACAACAATCAGTTGAGGTGGGCATCCCCATAGTTCTTCGAATGCTTGTACCTCTTCATCAACATCCTGAAGTGTAGGTGCTGATTCAAATGACCATACAATGTGGCTACCCTTGGCGAGCACCGCTCTTGTCCAGCCTAAATCAGTATTCAATAATTGTTCAACATCACCTTGATTCTTACCGCTAATCATAGATGCTAGGCGCATAGCCATAGTGTGTGCGTTTGTGTCAGCGCTAATGTATAGCGTGGGAACTTTCATCTTCAGTGCAAGAGCAAGGGCAAGTGTTGACTTACCTACTCCTGGCGCTGCTGCGAACATCGACACTTCACTGCGTCTGATGATAATCTTGTTTGACTCAAACGCTTTGAAGCATGACGGTAGCGGTTCCCCACCGATACTTGGGCGACCAACGCTTCTGACAAGTGTACGCAATTCTTCTTCTTTCTAAAGAGAAGCCGTAGCCAATCCATGACTAACTGACTACGGCTCACTGGTTTCATATATTTAGTTGACTGGCTTGCACTGGTCAGGTGTACCTTGTGGGGTAGGACATGCCCAGAACGCATAAGGTTTGCCAGTGTTCTTGCTGATACCGCTACGATAGATACGCGCTCCGTGCTTACATGTGGGAGCTGCGGTACCTGACGCTTCCGACACCGGGGTTGGCGGTGAGGAGGATGGAGGCGTTGTGTTTGTAGTGGAATTTGTAGTCGATAAAGGGGCTACATTATACGCTGCTGCTAGCATCTTGTTTGTTGCAGCAATCTGCGTAGCGTAGTCACCTACACCTTCAAGCAGCACACTGAGCTCATCTGCAGTATTGGCACGGATGTTAATCATATCACCAGTACCAGTCTTATACGAGACTTGCAGTTTCCATTCTTCGTTCATTGCTTCTCTTTCTTTGAAGTAAACGGGCAGTGCTCCGTGAGCCCACACCGATTACAGTTGTTTGTGTTTGGTAAGAATACACCAGCCTTACGGGCTTTGTCAAAGTTTTCTACGAAGTATGTAATCATATCTTCGGTATACTTTGTCAGGTCAACCATGCTACCAGTGCCCGACTGACGAGCCATCCAGTAGTTACCATACTTGACATCAACACCAAATATCTTTTTCAGTCCTGCTTTGTAGAACCCAAGCTGTAAGCTTGAGTCAGGTGTGCGCTGTGAAGTCTTCAAGTCTACAACAACTAAGTCGCCATCAACTTCAAAGACTCTATCGATAACCATCTTGACTGGAACTCCAGCGAACTCAGGTATGATACCTAGTTCAATCGCAGGAACGCCTTGAGGCGTTTTCCAAATCTTCCAGTTCGTGTTAGTCGTGCGCCAATCAATGTAACTTTGTACCCACTCAGGCCCTGCAACTTGCCAGAAGTCTGCGTCTTCTTTGTTAGGACGCTCCTTCGTAGCCCTGCCACCAACCCTAAGCGTTGAGAGGTCGACATCTTTCGTGTACTCATGCCACGCTTCTTCCCATAGTTGCTTACTCAGCATGTGCTTTATCCCATTCTTCGGTAGCCTTATGAAACGCAGAACCTCCAGCTGACCAGACAGCAGGTTGTTCAGGTATCTCAAGCAGTCGACCAAGGTAGTAGAGATAACCACAGTCAATGTATGTAGTCAGGGCTGAGTATGACACATGCCCAGGTATCTTGTAATCATCGGTAAGATATACTCCCATGATTCCTTTCAATAAACTTGCATTATATATTTATATATATTATAATTA